GCCTGGTGGTCGGCACGCCGACGAAGCTCATCCATCTTCTTCGTGTCGACTGCTTCAACCTTCTCGGCTTCCAGTTCACGCAGCGCCTCCTCGTGCGGGTTGGTGGCGCTCTTCAGTTGAGTTAGCTTGGTCTTGAGGGCGGCCACGTTTTCACGCGCCTTCAGCAGGTCGTCCAGGTCCTGGTGCTGGATGGCCTCCTCAACTTCAGCCAGCTTCTGCTTGTTGGAATTGGTGCTCTCTTCAAGCGCTTTCACGCCCGCCTCAATGAGAATGAGCACGTTGCCTTTCTGGTCAATGCTCTTAACAACTGCCTCCAGCTTCGACTGGGCGTCAGCATAGTTCTGCGAGCAGTACGGGCACTTCGCGTCCTTGAGGTGCTCCTCTTCTCCCATCAGCTTCTCAAGGTCCTTGTTGAGCTGCTGCAGGTCCTTCTTCTTGGGTGCAAGCTTGGCAGCCAGGTAGGCGCCCTCCTGCTTCAGCTTATTTCGCTCGTCATGAAGCAGCTTCTCAGTGTCGAAGTCGACGTTCTCGAGGGCAGCAAGAGTCTCTTCAATCTCGGTGATTTCCGCCTTCGTCTGAGTTTCCCAGCGGGCTACCCGCTGTCGCGCCTCCTTGACGTGCTTGGCGTGTACGTCGATTGCAACCTGCTGCTGGGCGCACACCGCCTCTGCAACTCTGATGTCACTTTCGGTCTGGCGGATCTTTTCCTTCAGCAGCTTCGCCTTCTCTGACAGCATCGTGATGTTGAAGAGCTCCTCAATCTGCTGGCGCTGGTGGGCGATTGGCAGCTGAAGGAAGGCGGGAGAGTTGCCCGAGAAGATGACCGTCTTCGTAAAGAGCTCATAGGAGATACCAACGATTTCCTCGATGAGGGCGTCGCACTCAGTTACCCCCTTGCCAGGAGTGATGTCCTCTCCGTCCTTGCGGATCTCGATACGGTACTCTTCACCACGAGCACGGTAGATCTCATACTCGACATCGCCCTTCTCAAAGCTCAGCCGCACCTCCATCTGCGTGTTCTTGGTGGCATTGGTGCTGTTGATCAGGCGCTGGAGCGAGATGCTGTCAAATGGCTTGTTGTAGAGCGCGTAGCAGATCGCGTTGATGATGGTCGTCTTGCCTGCACCGTTTGACCCACCCACATCGAGGTTCTCGCCAGTTACGGTGACGGTGCCCTGGCCGTCGAGTTCGATCAATTGAGGCGAATTTCCGAACGAGAGAAAATTGCGAAGCTCAAGTGTCTTGAAAATCATTGGAACAGACATTTGTGTGCTTCCCTATAAGTATATGAAATTACAGATGATTGTACCATGTTCTTCACTTACATTGCGCTTGATCCCAGGAAGCCCGGAAACTTCCAATCGCCCTTCTGTTCGCTCACGCTACAGCCAGCGTATGTGGGAAAAGGCAACATGGATCGCACGAACGGCATCAATCGCGTGTTGAATGATCCAAAAGCAAAGCCCCACGCAGGAGCATACCTGCACGCATGGTGCAAAAAGCTGCGTAGGGAGGGGGTACGCGAGGTCCCAATCATTCGGCTGGAGGCCGAAGATGAACTGCACGCGTTTGCGATGGAGGAGGTTCTAACCCGCCACTTTGGCATCAAACCAGAAGGCGGCATTCTTCTGAATAGCCGCCATGGAGGGCATGACGGCTGGTCTGTATCTGAACGGACCAGAGAGCTACTTTCTCTGCTGAACAGGGGAGAGAACAATCCAAACTGGGGGACTACCTGGTCAGATGAGCGAAGGGCAAAGTGGTTTGCCACATGGAACAGCAAACCCCGAACGCGCTCTACAGAAAGCATGCAGGCTGCATGGGAAAAGACACGGCGCAAGTACGTGATTACGCCAGTGAATGGCGAGCCGATCCGCGTGGATGATCTGACGAACTGGTGCGCAGAGAATGGCCATCCGCTTTCTGCCTTTCGAAAGGCCTTGAAAACGGATGGCGTGGTGCGATCGGGCGCGCGCAAGAAGTCAAGAGTGGAGGGATGGCGCATCACGTACGCAACAACCAATTAACAATTGGGATCAGCAGCAAAATAACCGCAGTGCCGAAGCCCACATACGGCAACAAATTTACATTTACAGTTGGTGCACGACTGCTTGTTCTATCTGAGACTAGGTGGTTTGAATTATCTTCCTGCGTGCGACCAGTTTGTAGTGCCTTATCTCCCGACCATGGTGACGGCATCGCCACAGCCGCATACGGTGAGTAATGCAAGGGTAGTCGTTTGAGACTATATCTCTGCGAATTCTCTGCCAAGATGCCGTCGGCGACAAGCCCGTGAAGAATAAGCTCCACTAGACAAGTAAACCTCAAAGCTTCTCCGTCCTTACGCTTATGGTGTTGCCAAGGACACAGTGCGTATGAAAGTTCCAAACTAGAAAAAGATCGCTGATCAACGTGAGAACCTGTGATGCGTCTTGCAATCGCAAAGTTGATCACCGTTTGCGCGTTCACTTTTGGATATGGCCGAAGTGAATGCACCCAAGAAATCGGCTTCATGACAATGGGTTTGATCCAATCCCACCGAAGATGATAATCTACGATGTACTGCGGGATAGACCAATAGTTGTGAATGTCTCCTGATAGGGTGCCATTATGGGCTACCCAATGCTTCTCAGCGCGCACTACGTGGAATTTACACTTGACAACTTCTTCAAAAGTGATGTGTGCAGGTGTCTCTGGTTTACCCTGTTCAATGCGCTCTGCAGAAAAACCATTGTGCGTTTGTCCAGTCAATCGCAAATATGGCGCGTATTGATCATCAGATTCGTAGATGAACACGTTGAACGCAGGCTTTGATCGATCTCCACCAACAATGGGATTGCAAACCCAGCGCTTAAAGTAGCCAAGTTTGATGCGCTGTAGCACATTGAAAGATTTGCTCATCACAGCTCCTCGTAAAGCTTTACCAGCACGGCTGGATCAATGGTGCCCGACTTCTGCACACCCTCATTGATGAGCTTGCGGACGGTGTTGTCCAATGACGTCAGGTCAATCTCATTGTCGGTCATCTCAAGACCCTCAGAGAGCTGCTCCTTCCTGAAGAGAATGTCCTCCTCAACCAAGAACTCGCGCAGCCCAAGCTCCTTGATCATCTCATCACGCAGCGCCTGCACCTCGCTGTAACCGATGTCGACGTCAAGAGTGCAGCGAACTCGACTTCTCGGCGGAAAGTCGGTCTCACCGTCCAGCACGCGACTTAGCTTCGTCTTGAAGAAGAGAGGTGCCTGCTCCCAGTTGTGGAACCAAACATCCTCGCTTTCAACGTCAAAGACGCAGCAACCGCGCTCCTTGTCACCAGCATCACCGAAGTTGGTGGGGAAGGTGTTGCCAATGTAGATGATGTTCTTGTTGGCCTGACGCTTGTGGAAGTGACCGGAGAAGATGTACTTCGGTCCGCTGAAGTTGCTGGCATCTGGGCCATGCTCCATTCGGCGGTCGGCACCTGTCACCACGAAGTTGCGGAACTCGAAGTGACCAAGCACGTACTTATGGCTGTTGATGTCCGCTACCTGCGCCGCGTACTCCTCACGGAAGAGATACGGCGCGGCATAGAAGTCCTTTGCCAGCTTCATTGGCTCGTTGATGAGAATGAAGTTCTCGAGGTCGTTGAAGATGTCCGTCGAGAAGATCATTCGGTTTGACCTGTGATAGAGGTCATGGTTGCCGATGATGAAGAAGATTGGAATACCAAGCGCATTCAACCTACGGCAGCCTTCGATGGCGTGGTGGAGGGTCCGCACGTTGATGGCGTTGCGGTTCTCGAAGAAGTCACCCAGGAACGCGATGTGCGATGGCTTCTCCTTCTTGATGATACCGATGAGCCAGTCGATGTAGTCCAGGTTGTCGAGGTTGTGCTGATCGGAGTTGTTGCGCGCCCCGAAGTGAATGTCGGTCCAGAGAACCATTTTCTTGATATCGTGGTCACGCATTCTTACGCCTCTCGATCTTAGTGTAACCATCGTCATACACTCCCGTGTTTCGCACTGCGTTTTCCATTGGGCGCCGTGGCATCTTTCCGTTGGTTGCGCTCAGAACAGTTCTTAGGTTGGTATCCGCGTACTTTTCTTTACCGTTTTCAAACAGAACAAAGATGTACGGTCTGCCCGCCTTCATCTGCGCTGCTCGAGTGGCGCGCTGCTCGACAGACAGACTGCTCCAATGCGCGGCTATTTTCTGCGAGCGTTCACCATCATTGTATCCAGCCTTCATTACCGCGCCTATCAACTTCCTATCTTGGGCTGTCGAGTTTTGCCAGCGTTTTGCATTGGCGGTACGAGCACCCCTTCGCCTAACTTCTGTGATATGCGACAATAGGTCGGCATCATCTATTTCCGAGTTTTTCGGCAACCCTTGCCCACCAGGCAGGATGTTGTAACCGCCTCTGATGGTGTCTAGTGCCTTGATGAGGTACCTCTCCACATCATCGAGTTCTGTCTTGGTTTGACAATGCGTCAGCACTTCTACTTCAAAGTTCTCGGCTCCATACTTTGCTATTGCGCGGGCTATCTTGCTTTCATGTTTTGGGGTTCCGCCTGCAAGAAGGAAGTTTGCAAGAGCGAAGTGGGTTTTGGCGCGCGCCAGTTTTTCGACGGGCGCGCTATCCTGCCCAATGTAGCATTTGCCATTGAGTTTGTTGCGGATACAGTAGATGAACATCGGTGTCTCCTTGACACCGATATTTATATCGGGGCGAAGCACCTCACTCCTCCGAAGAGGAGCGGAAAGCGGTCTCGTCTGACGCTGAACCTGCAGCCTTCGATCTTTCCTGAAATGAGAACGAGGGGTTTGCGCCCTGATCTACGAGCAGCGTGTCGCGAATGTCGCGCTGCTTCTTCTCATCTGCCAGGTACTGAAGGAAGCTTCGATAGACGGCAGTTGTGTAGAAGGCGAACGGGTTGTCCGACTTTTCAGGATCAAACTTGTACCAGTTGGCACACAGGTTGACCACCGCAAAGGACACCATGTCCTCACGGAAGGAGTAACCACCGAAGCTCGAGCTGTACGAGTACCGCTCGGCGATCATGTGGAGCATCTTGGCAAGCTTTGGTGAGAGCTTGCCCTTCTCCTTGTCCTCCTTGATAGCTGCAAGGAGATCAGCATTGGTGACGTAGTGTCCCCGGGTACTTGTAGATTTTTCGCGTTTATAGGTCGCCATGAGAGCCCTTCCTACGGGTGATTAAGGCGACATGCTTGCATTGTAACATGTCTTCTCTATTTACCAACCAAAAGCGTGATTCCAGGGCATTCGTCAGGTCCATAAATATCTCAACACACCGGAGCAAAACGATGGAAGAGTACTTGAAAGAGGCAGAGCAGGTTGGCTACCAGGACAAGAAGGTTGCTGTCACGGTTGGGCGCATGAACCCGCCCACGCGCGGTCACTACAAGGTCATCAACGCGATGAAGGCCTTCATCCGTGACAACCCAAAGCTTGGTCTGGATGCAATCCCGGTTGTGGTGATTGTTGCTGGAAGCAAGTCCGATTCTGACAAGAAGCGCAACCCGCTTACGGGGGAGGAGCGCAAGTCGTTTATGGAGAGCTCGGGTAAGGCAAACGGCGTGAAGTTTCTGATTGCGCCTAACGCCTTCGCTGCCTTCGCCAAGGTACGTGAAGAGGGAATGGAGCCTATCGCCTTTGCTGCTGGTGAGGACCGCATTGGTGAGTACCAGCCAATGCTCGACAAGCACTTCACGAAGGATGGCAAGCCAGTGAAGCACCACCCAATCAAGCTTGAGCGCGACTTTGATGATGAGCACGAGGATGGTGACTCCTACTTCAAGAAGGTCGTTGACATGATCAACGACGGAGACTCCGTTTCAGATGACATGATCAGTGGGTCGCTGGCCCGCTACGCGGTTGAGAACGGTGAAGAGAAGGCATTTGCCTACATCACCGGCCTGGAAAAGAAACCAAAGCTCGCTTCATCTCTCTTCAAGAAGGTGAAGGAGGCAATGAATGTCCCTGCTTAATTTTCTGTCTGATAACCTGCCGAAGGCGGCAGGCAACGTACTTGACTCTAACAGTCAAAAGTATGTCGAAGCCGGTGGGGCTGTGGCAAGCATCTACAATGGTGTTGGCAACTTCGTTCGGTTGGCAGCTGCCGCCCCGACGATTGCAACAAACGCCGCAAACCAGCTATTTGACAGGGCGCGAGTTGCTGCGAGTAGCGCGATTCCTCAGGTTCCATCTAACATCGATGAGCATCTGAGACAGGTCAGTGAATCACCACATCCACCAACTCGTGCCGATGAGTTGATGGCAGACGTGATGCGCGTGAATCAGGAAGAACAGACAGTCACTGCATCCCAGCAGAAGCAGGTAAATCGAAAAGAGGGTAGTGATGACTCCCACAAGGTAAAGCTGATTGAGAGGGGGGTCTCAGGAAAGTCAGTCATATTTGATGTAATGCCAGAGGTGGTGGAAAGCCGAACAGTGGAGTATGGGGCCGTTGCCCCTCCACAGTACCCAACTGCGTTTCAAAAGTACAAGGGAACTTCCAGCACACAGTGGACGGTCAACGCCACGCTGATCAGCAGAACTACCGATGAAGCCACAAGAAACCTTGGAATCCTAAACATCCTCCGTGGTTGGACCATGCCGTTCTTCGGCACCAACACCGCCAAGACCTTTCCTAACAAGCTTGGCGCTCCACCGCCAGTTCTTACCTTCTCAGGATGGAGAGAGCGAATGGTTGGCCCAGTTCAGGTGGTGATAACGTCGCTGAACTGGAACTTTCCTCAGGATGTTGACTACATTCCAGCAAGGAGACCTGAAGACGGTGTGAACTCAGTAGCCGACATCCCATTTCCAACTGTCATCAAGCTTGCCATTCAGTTGATAGAAAGTTTCTCGACAGATCAGGTAAACGGATTTAACCTGGATCGCTTCAGATATGGAGACTTCGAGAAAGCGTTTACGTCCCTACCGAAATCGGTCATCAACCAGGCTGCGGCACAGGCAAATACAGAGCAGGAATCTCAGCAGGTGTCGTCAGCATATCGCAGAGAGGGTAACAACTATCCTAAACCTGTGTCAGCGCCTAAGGTGGTATCACAGCCGCTGGCAATCGTTACCTACGGGTATCAGCACCTTCCTATAGGTGCTAACGCAACCATTGGAAACGTACAGGACTACACCAACGAATCTGATTTGAGCCTTGGAGGTGGAAACTGATGCAGAAGAACAGCACGCTTTCAAGAGGCTCACGCTACGTCGGCGGCGGCATCACCGAGGTCAACAAGTTTGCTCTCGAGTGGTGGGAGCGAAACGTATTTCTGCGAGATGCAACTGACACCACGTATGTCGTGGAGAAGAAGTTTGAGGGCCGACTTGACCTCATTACAGCGACATTTCTCGGAGACAAGAACGTCAAGTACTGGTGGGCAGTTGCAATGCTCAACAACATTCTTGACCCATATTCAGAAGTCAAGGAAGGCTTGGTGCTTTACCTCCCTTCCAAGGAACGACTCGCATCAATGATCGAAGGTCAAGCAGGTGGCGTAGATTCCACTCGTGAGATCCCGACATCTATTCTACCAATCGTCTAATGGCAATCAAAAGAGAACCGACTGGGTACAAGCTACTCAACCCGCTTGATAAGTTCGTCAGCTACTCGACGCACTTCATCATTCTTGCCGCACGGACAACTGCATCAATCAAGAAGTTCTCGGAAACTGATCCGAGAAATCTGAAGGAAACTCTTGACGCCATTGACAGAACTCCGTATCTTGGAGAGAAGGTGATGATGTCAGGATTGGAATCTGACGTCTACCTCGTGATTGACACTCGCCGCTTTTCTCAGTTTACTGTCCAAAATCTGCAGTATGAGGTGCTGATCAACGGTGTGGCAAATGGTGCCTCGCACTCAAACCTCGCGACTACGATGCAGATGACCATCTTGGACAGCGTCGGCATCTCATTCATCAACTACCTTCAGGAGCTGATGGACAGCAAGATGCAGACCAACTTTGATGGGATGGTCTTTCTCATCAAGACGGTGTTCGTCGGCCACAATGAAGATGGCACGTCAGAGACGGTACAGTCAGTCACCATTCCTGCCCACCTTTTCAAGATGGAGGTCAACCTCGATTACGCAAAGGGCATCTACACGCTTGAGTTCATGCCCAACATGAACTTTGACGTCTCACAGCACCAGCGCTGGCTGAACATTGGCAATGCAACTACGTACTTTACGGGCAGCGGTGCTCGGAAGCTTGGGCAGCTCGTTGATAGCTTTCAAAACCGGCTCAACGAGGTATCAAAGGACCACTACAAGACGGTCAATGAAAATGCTGAAATCGTCACTCGACGTGGCGTAAAGAAGCCTGATGGAAGCAGAAAGTTTGGCCGACTTGTACAATACCAAATCACCATACCTAATGAGTGGCGCGAGTTTACCTTTGCTGGTGCCTCTGCAAACTCCACGGTCGAAAGAGACTTCAAGGCCGAGCTTCAGAGGACGCAGCAGTCCACGCAGGCGGCCACACCCACAGAGCAAGGAAACCCCAACATCGACGCACATATGTCAACGAACTGGGGAATGACCATCCCCGACGTGCTAGATCTGATGTTCAAGCAGGTGCCAGCTATTCAGCACCTTGCAAATGGTGACAAGCTCAAGGACACCGGCAAAGCTGTGTCCTTCTACAAGCACATCGTTGGAATCACGAGCACTGATGATTCCTTTACGGTCCACGTTGATGTTGTAGAGTTTAGCGTGCCACCAGCCGACCCGAAGATGGCGGAGCAGGGTAACTCAGCTGCAAGCAATGAGTACTATGTGAAGATCACTACCGAGGACGGCAGAAGCAAGCTCATTCCCAAGACGTTCTTCGAGCTTGACTACATCTTCACAGGTCAGAACAACGACGTGCTGAACTTTGACCTGAAGATTCAGGACCTTGTATTCCTGCTTGCATCAAACACACGGGTCAGCGAGGGTGAGTTCATCAGCGATGTTATTCAGGGTGGCAGCGCTGAAGAAAAGAAGAAAGAAGAGTCGCAGCCTGAAATCATGCGGTCGCGTGCCTATGACCCGCTTCTTATTCCACTCATCAATGATGGGCGTGGTAAGGCAATGTCCCAGTTCACTAACTTCAGAAACAAGGACGTTGAGCAGGATGTCCACCGCTCGAGCCAGGAATACGCAAAGAACCTTTCAGCCTTCTATGCTATCTCTCCTATCACGACCAACGTCACGATTCGCGGAAATCCTGAGATTATGGCGCACTTCAGCGCATCGGCGCTTCTCCCTGACATCAGCACCAGCACAGTTGTATCGGGGAATGCTAACGCTGCAGTGCAGGTAGACCAGGGAAGCCTAAAGACATACCGACAGAAGTTTGAGGATGAGATTCTCAAGAGACCTGGCACCAGCCGAAACACCAATGGTAGCTTCAGCGTCAATCCATATCTCAACAACAGCAGCTACATGTCGACTCCCTGCTTCGTCAACGTTGTAGTGAAGGGGCCAAACGTCGACCCAACATCAAACACCTTCATCGAGGGTAAGGACTACGCGACGCGAGTTCTGTTTGACAACTACTATGTGGTCTTCAAGGTCATCAACACCATTGAGAACGGTGTATTCACGCAGCAGCTCGAACTTTGGTCACACAACGTGTTTGGACAAAACAAGCTGACCAGCGAACAGATGAGCAAAAACCCAGGGAGAGCTTGATGATTACATCAATGCACTTTGTTGATGGCGTAGTTGTTAGCACCGATGACCCTCAGCAGATGGGCCGCGTCAAGGTGTGGTGTCGCGCGATTGACGGAGACTCATACCGTATCCAGGACCTTCCTTGGGTGACCTACGTTTCTCCGCTTGCAGGGCAGACCTTCTCATATCCTGCAGGATCAAGTGGCAACGCGGGTGATGGCCCACAGTCGTACGGCATCTGGGCAGTCCCTAAGATTGGTGCCAAGGTGGTTGTCGGCTTCCTCTACGGTGACTACAACCTTCGCTTCTATGTCGGCTCAATGTTTGACGACCATGGAAACAGGTCGCTTCCAGTAGGAAGAAACTCAGACGGTGGCCCGCTCACAGACACTGAGAGTCCAGTTGAACCAACTGCCAGCAACCTGAAGGACCAGTTCAGGGGAGACCTTACCTCATCAGAGGCCAAGACCCGCGGTGTATACGAGAGACAGGTAGCCCAGGCGAAGACGCTGAAGGACGGCACAGAGGGCTACCAATCAGCTGTCAAGGGCGAAGGTCTTGACCCGCAGACCTACAGCATCACCACACCTGGGCGACACAGCATCATCATGCAGGACCACCCGGAAACTGCGCGGGTGAGAATCAAAACTGCTGAAGGTGCACAGGTCATTCTCGACGATGCCAACGAGCGCATCTACGTTAGCACAGCAAAGGGCAAGACCTGGCTCGAGCTCGACCAGGACGGACATGTGCACGTGTACGCCGCTGAGAGCTTCAGCGTAACCTCCGGTGCCGACATTAACTTCACAGCAAAGGGCAACATCAGCATGCATGCCGGCGGCAACCTCAACATGGCCGCAGTTGGTCATGGCCGGTTGTCAGCTTGCAAGGACGTGTCGATAAGCTCTGATACCACCGTAAATATCCAAAGCGGCAGCCAGATGAACTTCCTTGCTGGTGGAAATCTCATTCAGACAGGCAGCAACATTCACCTAAATGGTCCAAAGGCAAGCGAGGCGCCATGCGCAGATCGCCCAGCTGTTGTGCCAGATCATGAACCGTGGTCTCGTCCTGCTACAAAGGGCAAGCGAGGAAAGTACTGGAAGGCATGACGGAGATTTTGAATGAATACTCTCTTCCCTAAGCGCGTCCTTTACCGAGGCTTTTCGACCTTGAAGGCTGCAGGCAACCCGCAGTCGGGCTTCCTTACTGCGAACGTTGAAACGGTCAAGCGCGACCTGCTCAATCACATCTGGACCATCAAGGGTGAGCGAGTCATGATGCCAACCTTCGGCACGAGAATCCCAATGCTGGCCTTTGAACCGCTTGACCAAAACACCCTTCAGGTAGTCGAGGAAGATCTGCGCGAGGTCTTCAACTACGACCCGCGCGTCGAGCTGGTCGAGCTTGCTGTGCAGGCTCTGCCCGACAACAACGCAATCGTGGCATACGCCGACATCCGGTACATCGAGCTTGAGGTTGCAGAAACGCTCAAACTTGAGTTCCAAGTTGGTGAATAAATAGCAGATAACGTAACTGGTATCGTACATGGCGCTTAGAACTACCTACTCAGCTGAAACATGGGAAAAGGTCTACCAGACCTTCTCGGCTGTCAACTTCACGTCGTTTGACTTCGATACCATCAAGGCATCGCTGATTGACTACGCTCGGATCTACTATCCAGAGCAGTTCAACGACTACATTGAGTCGTCTGAGTTCATTGCGCTTCTTGAGCTGTTTGCCTACATCGCTGAACAGCTGGCTTATCGTATCGACATGGTCAGCCATGAGAACTTCATCACAACGGCCCAGCGCAAGCAGTCCATCCTACGTCTTGCCAAGCTCATCTCATACAAGGCCACGCGTAACATTGCAGTTCGCGGGCTGGTGAAGATCACGTCGGTCACCACCTCAGAGCAGGTGATCGACAGCCGTGGCATCAACCTCGCCGGCCTGACGATCACGTGGAACGACCCAAACAACAGCAACTGGAAGGAGCAGTTCTTCCTGGTGATGAACCGCGTTCTGAACTCCAGGTTTGGAGAGCCGTCAAAGACGTTCCAGATTGGTGACGTGGTGATGGACCTCTACTCGCTCAAGAACAGCTCAACGTCATTCCCAGTTGGCGTTTTCCCATTCACTGTTTCTACCGGCGTTGAGACGCACCCAATGGAGGTGGTACCAGTTGACATTGACGAGAACGGTCCGTTTGAGCGTGAGCCAGATCCAGTCGCAGCAATGTCCATCCTCTACTCGAATGACGGGATTGGCGATGGTTCAGACTACACCGGCTTCCTTGCATTCGTGAAGCAGGGTGTTCTGTCACAGGTCGACTACGAGATTCCGGATCAGCTTCCAAACCGCCAGCTTGAGTTCGACACCGTCAACATCAACCACACCGACGTTTGGGTCCAGCGCATTGACACCAACA